TCGGCTGTCGAGCCTTGGCGAGCCAAAGACTCTGGGCCTGGAAGCGATCAAACAGAGGCCGCGCGGCTATCGCTTCCAGGGGGCGTCCGTGCCACGAATTTCGGACGCCGGCTTTGGTTCGGCCGTCGCGCCGACCTTCGCGTAGCCCTTCACCTCGTTCTGCAATTCGCCAGTGTCATTGCGGCGTTTCAACTTGACCGTGATCGTGCACGGCAAGTTGTGCAGGTCAGTCGAATCGCTCGGCGTCAGCACACCGACCGCCCGGCAGATCGACGACAACTCGCGGCGAGCGATGTCGACGGCGGTCGCGTTGGGGTTGTCGAGGTTCAGCCGCACCCACAGCAAGCGATTCTTTTGATCGCCTTCGACGATGGTGAACGTCAGCTGGAGATAGCTGCCCGTGCCGGCTTTCGTCGGCTTCATTTCGCTGTCGGTGATCACCGCGACGTACTTGCCGTCGGGGATCGGTTCCATGTCGTTGGCGGGTTCGACAGTGTTGGCATCAAAGCCTTGGAGGTTGGCCATCTGGATGGTTCCTTGGTTGAGTGGAAAGGGAGAGTGAGTGAATCGGTGGTCGGTTAGCTGGTCGTCATCGCGCCGACGAAGGCGGACCAGGACAATGGCAATTCTTCAGAAATGCCGTAGCGGTTCTTCGCCACACACGTCGGCGATCCGTAGGCACGCACGACTCGTTCGCCGCCTTCCTTGCCGATGGCGTGAGCGATGGTGCGTTTGCGGTTGAATCCGCCATCCTCGGTTTGCGTCCGCATCTTGCGGGTGGCGAAGAGCACCGCGTCGCACCACTCTTTGATGAGTGCTGCCGCGTGCTTGTGCAGTCGCGGCGAATACCGATCGTAGGGGGAGGATTCCGGATCCTCGAAGCGTTCGACCTTGGAATGGGCGATCAACACGATCACCATGCCGCGAGAACGCAAAACGCCGAGCAGGTCGAGGATTTCACGCCACAGAGAGAGGGCGTGCATGTAACCGCGTGCGTACCCGCCGTCGACCTTTTCGATCGACTCGACGGCGTACTGCTGACAGAGTTTGTCCCAGACAAGACGCTCCAGCCAATCGAGCGAGTCGATCACGACGGATTCGTAGTCGTGCTTCTCGTTGACGAGCGTTTTCAAAGCGGCGACGACATCATCGAACTTCGTCGCCAGCGGAAAGCGGTCGCATTCGATTTCGTCGAGGCCGTCTTCGGTTTGAATGAAGATCGGCTTAGGGGCTTCGCTGCCGAAGGTCGACTTGCCGATGCCTTCGACGCCGTAGAGCAAGACACGGGGAGGCTTCGATTGCCGGCCGGATTGGATGGTTTCGAGTAGGTTGGTCACGGGACTATTGACTCCTTGATTAATTCGATAGTTGGTTGGTTAGAGGGTTTGAATCTGTTCGACATCGAAATTACCGTCGCGATCACTGGTCACGAGGTAGTGCTTGAAGTCGGCTTGGACAACGAACCGCTGTTCAGTGCTGAGATGTTGGCGAAGCGATTTACACGCTCCGGTGAACTCGCGAGAGGCTTCGTTGAAGCGTTCGGCGGATCGCAGGTAACGTCCGACGGCGAGTGAAAGAGCGACGCGGCGTTCGATGTCGAGTGGTTTCATGAGATCTCGTTTGATCGTGTTGGTTGGTGTTTGCATGACGTGTTCCCTCCTGGGTTACTTAGGCGAACGGGACGGGGGCATGACCAGAAAATGAAGAGCGATTCGATTGACACTGTTATTTCCAGCGTTTGTCGCGAGGTGGCGTGATGCCGGCTTCGATGAACCGCTGCTGGATGTCCTGCAACATCGAGTGGAAGGCGCGACGGGTCATGCCAGACTGCTTTTGCGTTGCAATGCGTCCGTGTTCCATCACTTGCTTGCAGAACTCCCGCTGATGTTCGGGCAACTCAGCGAAGACGACGCGGAACGCTTCGACTTCCTCGAATACCGCTTCTTCACTGCGAGTTTCTCTGCCGATGGCGCGGTCGCGATCTTCGAGCGAAAGTGCCGACGACAGCTCCATTGGCGGACCACCGTCGGGATCGTCGACCATCGTTGTTAGTGAAACGACTGGGCCGCCGGGCGGAGTGCGAAACGCGGTTTTGCGAGTGTCAAGAATCCTGGCGAGTGCCCGCGAGACGATCATGTCGATGTACGTTTTGAACGTCGCACGCTCGGGCGTGAAATCGGCGAGATACCGCTCGACCATCGCCCACAACGATTGTTCGATGTCGCGGAGTTCTTGCCGGGCGTACGCACCGGCCTTGTAGCCACGCCACGCTTGACAGCGGATATTGGCCTGGATGTACTTCCAGTCGGTGTCGCTGTCTTTTGAAATGTCCTGCGTTTTCAAACGAATATCCTCCGGCTGGAGGTTCGTTCGACGACTCCGGCCGGCGAAAACCGTGCTGCGAACCAACGATTGTTCGTAGAGAAACACGGGCCAGCGGGATCAGCTCGAAGGCGAATCTCTCAGCTGAAGTCACGGCGACTCATGACGTGAGTCTTTGGCACATCGCGTGAGTCCTTTGGAAAGTTCTCAGAATTCCCAGCAAAGATCTTCCGTGGGTCGGTAACACATCGCATCGCCTTTGAATGCGAGCTTCAAGTGCTCAGCCAGATCAGCGTGATGCTCGGCGATGCGTTTGATATCGCGATTGACGGCTTGACGGACGTTTTTGCGCGATCTTGATTCATCCGTCACGACTCGGGCTCTACCGTTCTTACCAATGTCTTTCTGCAGTTGGTGCAGAATCGCGTACTGTTCGGCTTGCAGAGTTTCGAGCGTGACGACATCGTCGTTGCGTTCGGCTTCAGCGATGCGAGCGCCAAGATCGGCCAGGGTTCGCTTGTAATCGCGGCGTGCTTCTTGGTCGAAGGCTTCCCCAGAACCGCTGGTGGAAGATCGTGCGGCGATCCCCGCGCGAGCGTTCTCGAGTTCGACGGGGTGCAACGGTTTGCCAGGGCGAGACAAGAACTCAGCGAGGTACCACATGCCGATGGCGTCCGAGAGCACGAACCGCCTCTTTTGGAAACAGATTTCCCAGTGATCGCCTGTCATGCGGAAACAGTTAGGCGGAGAGTCTTCGCCTAGCCCGAGTCGGTACCGAAGCTCGACGATGGCGTCGGGGTTGATCGCGATCCCGTGGTCCTGCGTGAAAAACACTTCGTCAGCAGCAATGATGGTGATCTTGAAGTTGCGTTCGATGGCGTCGAGATCCACGGAATTGCGATGCATCGACGGGACCATCACAACTGCTGGTGATCCGACGCTAGTCGCAGCCTTGATTAGCGAAGACTCGTCGGTCCGTAGATATAGATGTAATGGTGATGCAGCGAGCCTTGCTGGCAACCGACCCAAGCGGTGAACATCCCGATTGGATTCGCTGCCAACGTATTCGACGCGACCTCCAAGCAAACGCATCAACACCTCACCGAGCTTTCGCAGATTTAGCCGCAGGACGACCAAATCATCCCGAGCGATGTCGAACGCCTCGCCTTGCAAACGATCGATCGCGACGAAGGTTCGATCGTCATGCGCAACGACTTCGCAAGGCGTGACACCGTCACTGGCCAGCGTCCATGCAGCCAGATCGGGTGTCGCGGAAAGGAACTGGTGGCACAGTTCCCAATGTTCACCCAGCTCGACCTGCCATACTCGCCGAGGTGCTCGCAGGCTTGGGATCCGAGAGAGCGTTTGCCAGAGACGAAGACGATGCGGGGTCACGAGCGGGCAGTCCGATAGTTTTGATTCCGTGATGAGTCATCCAAGCTTCGACCAGATCGACGCCAACTTGTCGCGAGTACGTAATGATGTTGCCTGAGTGAATCGTCACGGCGACTTCGGGATATTCGATAAACGTGAACCGAAACTTTGCCTTCGTGATGCGAGTGCCCTGCGTGAGTTGTTGTTGATGCTCACGAAGCTGGGCGAAAATTCGCTTGCCTCGAAAGATCTTCGTCAGGCTCTGACTTCCCATAAACAATTCAGTGATCTCGTCAAGCTGTACCGCCTCGATCCCGTCGATGAACGCAGGTGACTCAATGTCTTCACCCAGTTCGTGAATCGGACCCAAGTCGAAGAGTTCTGCCGTTGGAAAGAAGCCTTCGTCGCCAAATAGATACTCCCCAAACGCCCGGCAGTACTCGCGGTGTTCCGAGATCAGCGAGGCGTGAACGTGCAATTCGCCGAGCGGCTTCTGAACGAGAATCGTGTCGTAGCCAGCTGGCCGTTGAACCTGAAATCGGCTCGTGTCGCCTTCGATGTACTCGCCTCGCTTGAGG